AACCCGTTCCGTGTCGGCTTACTTGCGACCTCATATGAGGTTGAACGTTGTGTTAATACTAACACATTCATACTATATATGCAAGCACTTATGTATTATTTGTTACAAAAAACCTTACACATGAAAAATTTTGGGGAAATTTTTTTGCGGTATTTTTGAAACTACTTTCGTTTTTTCTTTTGGGGTGAAGAACTATTGTATCCCCATAAGTTAGGTTTGATTGTACCTCTACCATAGTCAATAGACTTTATGCCCATCTTAAACTTATCGTAGTACATATCAAATACATTGACTCTACCACCTCTTGTAAGATCACGATGAAGTTTATCCTCGTGCATATAAGTTACGATGAACGCATCTGATGGAGCAGCTGTGATTGAAACTTGCTCCATAGTACCATCTTCCACGATGATCTCACATCCATAATCCTTTTTATGATTTTCCTTTTCTTTTGCAGTCCAGATTAGTTCTTTCTTTTCTGGTCTTTGTAATTTTGATGCAGTCATGATCTACCACCCCACTGAATGTCTGAATATGCTTCTGACACGACATCTTTTGAAATCTTATATTTTGATTCTAGATTCTTATCTTTAACTAGAGTGATAATTTCTGCCTCTAATGGATGTAAACCTTCAAGAATATTAATGAACATTGTTTCACGACGAATATTATTCATCGCATCATTTCCTCCTTTCAGAAAATGATAGAAGTTAACATATTCTCTACGAATTGTTGTGTGTCCTTGCTTATCAGTAGTTCCTAAAGAAAATGAAGAAGTCTCATGCATTTTACGAACCTCTTCAGAAATTCTTGTACTTAACGTGCCACTATAAGATGTTTGATCATCATAACCTGTATATGGTACATCACCTTCTGGGAGAATTGAAACAACTGTTTCATCAAAATTCCATATGAATAATGCCTTGAGTGATGGATCTTCATATCTTCTCAACACTTCAACTTTTTTTGCCTTTGATCTTTGCTTTGATGCAAGGTGTAATACCTCAAAAGCAAATGGTTTTAAAGGAAGTTCGAGTGGATCTTTTTTAGTCTTCGTCTTCTTCGCTGTCGTTGTCATAATTGTTTTCAAATCTAAATGCTACAATTTCATCTGGTACTAAATTTCCATTGATGTCAAACATCTCTGGGTGTGGTCTTGGAATCTCTCGATAATTCATCATATAGTCTCTTGCAACCCAACCTATTAGAATTCCAACTATGAAGAACATAATTGAAATAGGTAAAGCAAGTGCGGTTAAGACTTGAATATCCATGATACTCCTTTGGTTATGTTATTTCTTTTTCGACAAAGAAAATTCAAAATAGATACCAATCTCTCGATTAAAAAGATTAAATATCTTATCAAAAACAAATGATGTCACTTGTTTTTTTCTTCCTGCATTGAGGATAAATTCAAAACCACGATTAATTTCGAGGTCTGAGTTATTTAGCTCATCTACTGATGATTTTTTGTTCTCTGAGAAACTCAACTGTTTCAACCGACCCTCCTAAGTTTTTGCCATCACATACAACTTGTGGAAATGTAGATCCAAATCCAAACTCTTCATAAAATGCTTCGGTATCAAAGTGTTCATCTAAAGTATACACCACAAACTTGCTACCTGTCAACTCTAATACCTTTTTTACTTTTGCACACGCAGGACACCCATTCTTTGAAAAGACTGTGAAGTTCATATGTTTTTATAGCCTTAAATAATGATTTATAAAATAAAAAAGGGAGGTTTCCCTCCCTTGTGTTACCACCAACACACTTCCCCCACCACAGGGAAGTATCTCTGTCCCAAATCTACAAGGATCTCAGAGACATTTATAGTATAGTATATCTTTTTAGTCTTGTCAAGCTAATCGGCAGGTTCTGCAGTATTGGTTTTTGCCCACTCCAAATATTCTTGGTAATCTGTATTGGCAGGATCAAATGGAATTGTGCTTTGACTTCCATCATCATTAATTCTTTTTATACAATTAGTATGATTTTCCCCTGTAAATCTATCTGTAACGTATTTGTAAATCATGGTTATAACTCCGCAGAAGAAGAAATAGAACTGTTTTGTCGTAAACCTATCGCAGCAGTATTTCCAGCAGTTAAACCACTAGAACCACTTGTATTATTAGAACCAACAAAATCAGGTGTACTTCTATCAAAAGTAAAGCTAGAAAAATTACTTGAAAAGTTGCCAGATGCATTAGTTGGAGTAACAGTACCAGTCACAGTTGTTGTAGGTGTTGCTCTCATTGTTACTGGAAAATGAAAATACTTACCATGACAATTACCAGAAGCATAAACTTGTAATTGACCAACATATCTGTCTTCTCCTGATCCAGTTTTTATTATATGAAAATAACGTTGGCATAAAGAAAGTTCATGTCCAAGTGATCTTTTTTCTATATCAGTAGCTATTGTTCCAGTTTCAAGTTGAATTCCTGTTAGTAATAATTCGTCATTTTGATCGGCGGAAGTATTACCTATAGAAATTCTCAGACAAGTTCCTGATAATGCAATGCTTGAAAGAGTAAATGTATGTGAATATCTTGCCCAAGATGATGAGATGGTGACTGCCTGATTTGTAACTATTGAAGAATGATTTGTTCCACCCTCACCAACTGTTGTTCTATCTTGTACATTTATATTTACAGAATTAATATCAGAACTTTTTGCATAAAAAGATAAAGTATAACTTCCTGTAAATCTAATGTTATCTTTTTCAATACCTTGCGATAGAGTGAATGGTTCTGAACCACCTGTTTGTTCTCTATCAAGTAAAATCGCATATTTAAAACCTGCTGGCACATCGGTGCTTTGTGTAACTTTTGTTCTGTTTGGTACACTCCATCTGTCAGCAGTATATCTATTTCCACCAGATGCACCAGAAGAAAAAGAAGTTCCTCTTTGCCAAATTTCAAATGATGAATTGTGCAATAAATTTCTGTTACTTAAAGCACCATCATTTATAGAAGTTATTTTTGCAGTGCAAGTTCCATCTGCAGCTGTTGTGATTGCATCACTCGTTGCACTATTGTGTCTAATTGCGTCTACTTTTAATGTACTCATGTTAATGCCCTCACCCAGAATGCCTCAAAGGAAGTTTTATGACGACTAGCTCCCTCTAAATATTCATCACCACCACGATTATGAAAAACTTGAAGGTCAACATAATCTGAACTTCCGTTTAATTGAATTATTCCAGAACATGCGTTACTGTGCCAATCCTGTTTATCAATATGAATTACATCTCTAAATTCTCCAGTACCATTTTTCCTAACAAAAACTTGATAATAAGCATTATTAGTAGATTGATTGGTAGTGCTCCATAATACATGTGCTTTTATCCAATAGATACCAGCAACATTGGGTGTAAATCTTCCATTAGATGTATCATATGCTCCACCAATATCAAATACCTCTGTGTTACAATTCAACAAAGTTGGGGTATTATTTGGAATTGTTGCATCAGCACCAAGATATGCTAAAACAGAATTTCCATAATTTGAAGCTACTATATTTCCATCACTACTTCCATCAATAGTTAAAGTCCTATTAGATGACGGATTACTGGCAGGTGTTGTGATAGAGATACTATTGCCTCCCGAATGTACTAATTTTATGTTACTCATTATAAATCTCCAATTTTGAAAATGTTGTAATCCATCATAACACCGCCATTACTATCAGAATATTTAACAAGAGTATCATAGTTTGACCAACTTGGTTTTCCACTTCCATCAGGTCTTTTAACAGTTTTATTCCCTGCACTCCAACCTTGAAGTTGATAAGTAGAACTTGTGCTATCAACTGTATAAATTACATTATATGCTTCATTATGACTATTTTCTGAACCTGTTCTTGCAGATGTCCCGACACAATTACTATTACCATCTTTTGTGACACCGAAAACTGACCATACATCACCACCAGATTCTTGTCTAAAACGAGTCATAATAAAATAAATCCCAGTCGTAGCATGAGTCCATCGACTATTACCACTATCAAGAGTTATATTTTTTTGTTGAATTACATCAGTAATGTACATTGTAGTTCCATTACCACTACTTGACATAGTTGTTGCAGACCCACTCTCACGATATATGTAATGTGCACAAGCATAAGTTGCATTTGTTGCTATCTTAGCAGTTGCCACTGCAGAGTTTGCTATTTTATTTGTCGTAACTGCATTTGAAGCCAAAGTATCAGCATCCACAGTTCCATTTGGCAGTCCACCGACTGATAATCCTGTGATACTTCCATTTCCGTTAATAGTTACTGGCATAAGATTATTTCCTCTCTGATATTTATACGATGGTCAAGAAACTACCTGATGGTACAGTGACTGTGACGCCAGATTTTATTGCTATCGGTCCTGCAGCCATCGCATTTTTACCTGAACTTATAGTATAACTCACATCAACCGAATTGTCATTCTCAAAGAATACAGTGTTCGTTGATGCACCACCAACAGGTGCTCCTGCTGGTAAGTTTGTTAATTGTGAACCATCACCAAAGTATGTGACAATACCAGATCCAGAAGGTCCGACTGTTCCACCCGTACCAATTCTTAT